AAGAGAGGTATCGTATCCGGTAACGACCCACACTTATCACTCAATACCACATCAGCAGAAGTAACATCTGATGATTCCATCGATCCACAGTCTGCTGGCTTCACAGTCAATCAAGTATCTGCCACGAATATCAATGTATCAAGTGGCGAGTACATATTCTTAGCAATCGCATAAGACAGGAGAATATCAATTATGCATTATAGAGTAAGAGAAACAGGAGAAGTAAGAACTCAAGGCGAAATCCGAAGACTTCACCGCAATACCTCATTCCCGCGAGTATGGAATAGCGAAGTATGTGATTCAATCGGCATCGACCCAGTATTAGCATCCCCCAAGCCAGAAGTAACGAACTTACAACAAGTTCTATCTGATGGGGTAGAGCAAGATTCATTAGGAAACTGGGTGAACAAGTGGAGTATCTCAGACAAGTTCTCAGACTACACTGATGACGAGAATGTTCTTCATACTAAAGCAGATCAAGAAGCAGCATTTCTACAGGCTGAAGCTGATAAGGCTTGGGCAGCATTGCGGGTGAATAGAGATGCACTGCTCGTCGAAACAGACCATTACGCTTTGAGCGATGTAGTAATGACTGATGAGATGAAAATCTACAGACAGGCTTTGCGTGATCTACCTGAGAATGTAGATATTAATGATCCTGTTTTCCCTGAAAGGCCATAAACCATGAGCATTCAATTAAAATTGAGAGGCGGGACCACTGCACAGCATTCCTCTTTCGAAGGGTCCGCTCGTGAAGTCACGGTCGATACCGACAAGAACACCCTTGTTGTGCACGGGGTGGATTCTGGCGGCGCTTATGTCGGAACCCCCCTTCTGACAGCAGCCACTGATTCGACCGTCATTCCCTCCGTTACCACCACCCCGACATCGGGCGGGAGTGTTGGCGAAACAGTTTTCAACACGACAGACGGTCAGCTATACCGTCACAACGGTACAATCTTTGAAATCTATGCCGGCGTTTCGGGGACAGTCAATGCCGCCGCCCCGGCGGTAACCGGTCTGGCCGAGGGGTCGTTCTATTTCAACACGACAAACAACACCTTATATATCCTGAAGGACGTTTCAGGAACGATGACCTGGACCCAGGTTGTGCCATCAGTCACGGCCTCCGGGAATGGGATCGAAGTGCTGGCAGCGTTGCCGGCTGCTTCGGCTAGCACGGAAGGCCGGATGGTTTTTTTAACTACTGATGACAAACTGTATCGTTTTGACGGCGCGGAATTCATTACTACGATTGCCACGAGCGACCTAGATGGCTACATAGCAATCGGCCAGATTGACGTAAACACGATCAATGCTGGGCACCTTCAAGCTGACTCTGTCACTGCCGGAAAGATCCTGGCCGGTGAAATCGGAACAAGTCACCTAGCCGCGAACGCAATCACCGCCGGAACGATCGCAACGAACGCAATCACCTCTGACAAGATTATCGCCAACGCTATTGGGGCCGGGAAGATTGCAGCCGGGGTCATTTCCACCGTCCACATGGGGGCGAATAGCATCCTTGCCGGCGCGATTACTGCCGGCTCGCTGTCGATGGCAAAGATGACTTCGACGAGTGAGTTGGTCACAAACGACGTGACCGTTCAGTTGGGGGCGGGATCAGAAATCGGTGGGTACACGGCTGGCGGGGCGTATGACTCGGAGAACATCGGAAAGTACGGTTTGCTGGCGGTCAACTCTGCGGCGGGGCATGGTATCGGGTGCGGCACTACGGCTACATCTGGAGATTACGCGGGATGCGTTGGGGTTGGGGCTGGGTTCTCAATCGGCGGCGAAGCGTTCAAGGGGTGGAAAACAATCGCTTGCGTTGGATCGGCAGATGCCGGTGTGATGGCAGCGGCCGGTCCTGGCTCTGGAACTGCCGGGATCGGCACAGAAACAGCCCGAATTCAATTAGCAAAAGGCGCTTACGCCTACTATATAACTACCGGATCAAACAGCCCGTTTACCGGGGCTCACGACACCCTCATCCCTAACGGCACTCAGATTGACGAGGGCGATATCGTCATAGACCAATCGACAGCAGTTAAACGGTCTGTTTCAGATACGATTGCTATTTCAGTGCCGTCATCCACTGAGCGTCAAAAAGGTGCGTTGGGGGTTTTTGTACAGTATTCAGGCCCGGATCACATTCCGGCATCCCTTTCGATGATGATTGCTGGAGATGGTTTGACGCAGAAATCAATCCTGAATCCGTCCCACCAGGGCTTGATGAATGAAAACCAGGTTGCCGTCATCAACAGCCTGGGGGAAGGACAGATCAATTGCTGCGGCGAAGGTGGTGATTTAGAAATTGGCGACCTGATCGTCACTTCATCCACCCCTGGGAAAGGCATGCGTCAGGCCGACGATATCGTTCGCTCAATGACTGTTGCGAAGGTCCGCGAGGATGTTACTTTTGCGAATGGAGAAGTAAAAATGGTTGCTTGTATATATCTCTGCGGATAACCAACCCGGTGGAAGCACTTCGAGCAGCTTCCTCTTTTTTCGTGATCGTCCGGGGTTTCTCTGTCTTCTTTATTATTATTGGGCTTGCGTCATGGATCTGGGCTGCTGCTAAAACTCTTTTATGAGTGGGGCGTGGTTAAAAATCTATTACGACAATGAACTTCTGGATGAGTATACCTGCATTACTTTCAATTGGATTGGTGGTGGCCATTCTGTTATACGGTGCGTACCGCTTTGGCTAGACCCAAGAAGCGACAACGAGCGGCGTATTTTGACGAAGGGATCGCAACTCTAGCATCGTGGGCAAAGCACAGGGGATTTGTAATACGAGATGTTGTTCCTTACGGCAGTGAGCCGGGATTTCCAGGATATGCAGAGAAGTATCAAGATAGAGTGTATTACCGCGTCACGGAACTGGATGAATACTTCGCGGGAGTTACAGAAGTATCTGGAATGACGATGGATGAAGCTAGAAACGTAACGAATCGGTTTCTAAACTTATTACGGGATGCAGACAATGTCTGGTAATTATAAACAAGAATCTCCGTATGAAGAGGTTCAATACAGAGTGAGGGATCTAGAGAATGAGACTGCATATCATGCTAAACAGATATCCAAGATTTCTTGTGATCTTGGAGATATCAAGAAGCTTATCTCGCAAATCCGCTGGTTTATTACTGGGGGTATCTTGTTCCTAGTTGTAGACCGGGTGGGATTCTTTACAGCATTGGGAATACTTGGATGAGTAATCATGTCAACTTCTCGTTTCGAGCTAAAGGACAAAATAGATAAATACTTCTACTGGCTGACTAATTACGGCCATGAAGCAGCGTCAGTATGGGTACAAGGAAATGTGCCAGAAGATGAGATAGAAGATTTCAAACGGGAGATAAAAAGGGGGTTCGCAAAGCATGGGTTTAAATCATGAACAATCCTTTTACAGCGCACCCAAACGAAACCCTTAACCCAGAGGGATACTGGGTTCATTTCCATCGGTCTTTCAATAATGGCTGGATATTGATCTGGGCAGGAACCACATCAATCATTCACGCTTTCTTCCCCTGGTGGTGGAAGTTCTACACCGCTGAAACTGTGGTCCGACTCTGGGCCGATCTCCACAATACAGGCAGACATGATGCTCTGCTTGAGAAGTGGCACCCACAAAACCATATCTCTAAACCCCGGGTTCCGCAATGTGAACCTGCTGAACTTGAGGCGCACCCTTCACACACCTGGGAGCCTGGGCTAAAGGGTCCGAGGGATGAATGAAAAGGATCCTGAGTTTAATTTCAGTAATAATGCTTTCCCCTGTTGCAGCAGAAGACTGCACTAACGCAGATACCTTAATGAGTACTGCCAGATGGGCTTATGACCAGGAGAACAAAACCTTGAGACTCTGTATTGAAGACGGGATCCAACTGAAGTGTACGATGTTTCCAAAGCAAGTATTCCTTGATGATGGCTCATTCGGATATACAGAAAACCCATTTAGAAATGATTGATTACTCAAAAGCTCATCGAATGGCGCTTCTCAGTATGGATTCTTACCTTGATCCAGAAGGCTTTGAGGAACGATACGGAGATCAATTCACATTCTTTGATAACGGAACTACGCAATGCTATTTGCTCGCAGCAAAAGCAATGCATCCTTCTAACTCCGCAATCAGATTTGAAGATGAAATCATTATCGTTTTCCGAGGGACACAGCCAACCCAGTTTTCTGACATCACTACCGACCTTGAATTCCTGAAAGTATATGAGCCAGGGTGGGGGTATGTTCACTCGGGGTTCCAAGAGGCGCTTGATCTGGTATTCAAAGAAATTGTTACCAAGGTCTCTTCAATTCGAAGTTATCAGCGTCTGGTATTTTGCGGGCACTCCTTGGGGGCTGGATTGGCAACGATCTGCGCCGCTCGTATGGGGGATGCAGATTCAGAACTCTATACTTATGGTTCCCCGCGAGTCGGAAATAAAGAGTTTTCGCTTAACTTCAAGTCACAACGACCTAAATGCTATCGCTTTAGAAACCATAATGACATTGTTACTCGTGTCCCCAAGATTGGATATCGGCATGTAGGGCAAATGTTCTATTTCGATGATATTGGTGTCCTGAAAACTGACCCTTCCTGGTGGTATCGGTTACGGGAATTTGTCATGGGGATGCTGGGTGGGTTTGTTCAATTTGAAATAGACAGCTTCAGGGATCATTCCATTAGCCACTATGTTTATCGGCTTTTGGCATACACCAGATGAAACTTAATAAAGGGATCCTTGTGATTATCGTAATCCTTGTGGTCCTCGATATTGTTATTGGTGTTATTGGCTATCAAATATGGGTGAAATATGAAGAAAACTCTTTTCATTCTAGCGTTGGTCGGGATCTCGGGTTGCAGTGCGGCTCCGATGATCACTACCGGGGCGAGGATCGCGGTGACCGGATACTGTGCAATCCCCGAGTTGGGGCGGGAGGCCATTCGATATGAAGTTTCTGAGAGTCTGGCTCCAAATAAGATAGAGATTACTTGTCATGAGTAATCCATCGATCTTTTCTTATTGTCTAAAGCAAATTCTGAAGTTCGAAGGTGGGATAGTTTCGGATAAAAATGATCCGGGGGGGAGAACTGCTTATGGCATTGCAGAGCGATCTCACCCAGCAGCATGGCGAAATGGGACTCCCACTGAGGAAGATGCTGCCCTGCTATATCGCAAATATTACTGGGACGCAGCAAGATGCGCGGAGCTTCCAAATATGCTCTGCTTGGCCGTTTTCGATTCTTGCGTAAATCAGGGGGTTCGACAAGGATCTAAGTTCTTGCAACGCGCCATAGCCAGACCGGATATTTACGAAGACGGTAAAATCGGTGATAAGACTATAGCGGCGGCAGCGGCTGTGCAGGACAAGAAGCAGCTACTGAGAGACTTCACCACCTTCAGGCTCAAGCACTACTCTGAACTTCCTCACTTCAAGGTCTATTGGAAAGGATGGATCAGGAGGGTTGTTGAAGTGACGATGGATTCAGCAATCTTTGATGATGGCTAATGGACAGTCTAAAGGGGTTCTTTTACGTTATGCTGATGTTCTTCGATGCCCTGCCGCTGACTGCCAAACTTGTTCTTCTTGTTCTGGTAACGATGTGCGCCTTCTTCATCACTATTACACTGACCGCTACGTTCTTCAGATGAGCCAGATGAAGTGGTTTCTAACACTTCTGTTCTTGATCCTATTAGTCAGTAGCGTCCACTTGCTAGATCATATCTACCTCTGGGGGTGAGCGTTCAATTACAATCAACTTTGATTTTGAAGTTATTACTCCTGTGTTATTCCATCCAGCGCAATAAAAACAATATCCAGGGTTTTGTGACTTAACCTTTTTGGGGTTGATGTATGTGTAATGCCTGCAACTAGGCCAGACTGCATCAGCGATATCATCCGCTTGGCAGATAAGTTCTGAGCTTTTGTGGTTAGATTCGTTTCTGAAGATAGAGCAGTAGATGCCTTGTTGCCCGCTATCATCGATGAATTTTCGCCAAACAAACATCGCATTAGCGGCTCTTGTTCTGAGAACGATCTTTTCTCCAGGTCCAACAAATAACTTCCGTTTTCTTTTATCTTTATAAGCATAGCAGCTGTAGTGCCTCTCATATAATCTTAGACACGCAACATCTCCGTCCATTGTTATCCACCAGAGAGGAGGGCTATCCATGAGCGTCCATCATCTCTTCAATCTTATTGGCAGTTACATTCGCTGATTCGATGGCAGTCTCATCCATCAAGTGAGCATACCGATGCGTGGTCTGCGTGTTTGCGTGACCCAGCAGTTCCCCAATCTGAGATAACGTAAGTCCCGCGGCTAACGCTGCAGATGCAAACGAATGCCGCAGATCGTGAAGACGCAGATCCGGAACACTCGCACTCTTTCTGATCAGGCTCCATAATCGTTTCGGGTCTTTGATTCCAGTGATCGTATCGCTGATATGAGGCATGTCCTTGAGTAACCCCATAACCTGGATTGGCAAATAAATGGTCCGTTCTCCTGTCTTGGAGTCAGGTAAATTCAATCTGTTTCCTTCCAGCCAGTCCCATCTGGCGCTGGCGATCTCACTCTTTCTTGCTCCAGTGAGTATCAAAAGCCAGATGAACAGCACAGACTGAGGATTGTCTTTCTTGTGTTGGTTCAGCAGTGTCGCAATCCTCGCTGCTTCTGAGGGCTGCATATAGCGTTTCCGCTTATGCTCCTTGAAGCGAGTGACATGCCGACATGGGTTGGAGTGGTTCTCTCTGTACTCCCATTTCTCTGCCAGATTCATCATTTTTGATAGTAGCGCCAGCATCCTGTTGGCTCTGTAGGGCGTGTCGTTCATTCTCCGGTGGAGATCGGACACATCGGTGTACCCCAGCGCTGTGACCTTGATGCGCCCAACAGTTGGTTTGATGATGTTATCGATCAAAGCCTGATCCTGGTTCCCAGTCTTCTTCAGGGAACCGTAATCCGACATGTAACGGTCACAAAGGTCACCGATGAACGGTTCAGCGCGTTTTGCTTCCCGCTCCGCAACAGGATCCAGTCCAGTAGCAACATCAATGAGGAGTTTACGGGCGATCTCCCTGGCGCTTTGGAAGGTCAGGGCAGGGTGGTCACCCAGCTTGGGGCGGCGTTCCTTTCCGCCCTTGGATCTATAGTATAGATAATAAGATGCTCGATTCTCGAACACCCGCAGATGCAACCCCCGGATCTTCTCGTCCCTGAGAACATCTCCAGGTTTTCCTTTTCTTATGTTTCCAGATGTTAATTTCATGTAGCCTCCTGGTCGCGCACTGGTCGCACATTAAAGTGTGCTTAACGCATCTAGATAGTACTACATAGATATCGGAAACCGCAATATTAGTGCTTAAATGATGTTGGATACGCTAAATGATGCTGATTTGTAATCAGCAGGTCATCGGTTCGAATCCGTTCGCCAGCTCCATTTATTTCAATGACTTAGGCCAGTTTTAAGTCTATTCAGAAGTCTCATTATTTCCCGCTGGTCGCACATTGGTCGCAACCGGCAGCACTCCACAATCCTCACAGATCTGTTTAATTCTTGCTTTTGGACCTGGATTATCTCCATCCAGACAGTCTGATCTGAACCTCGCTGCCAGCACAGTGGCGAAAGCCCGTTGGCACCCATCTTCATCCAGAATGGTTAGAGAGGTTCTCGCGGTAGCAATAATCAGATCCATCAGATGTTCAATGACGAGTACCATATCGTCATCTTCGTCATCTTCGTAAACATTCAGAAGTTCATCCATTTCAGATTGCATCTTCCTTACGTTCCCATGAAGGTGGATCATGTCCAGCTTCCCAACGAGTTCACCGCGGTTACGCATACTCGCGGCCTCCGCTTCAAAGATCATGCTGTTCCTCCTCCTCTGACATGATGAGCCGGATTGCTCCTTGCTCCTCACCGTACAGATTGCTGGCTATCCACCTCTCGATCCCAGCAATGGGGTAGCGAATATGTCGCTTCCCAAATCTTGACCACGGTGGACCTTCCAACGTATTTCTCCACTTTACAAGTGTATGTGTTCTGATGTTCAATCTTTCAGCCAGTGCTTTTGTAGTTAAGTATTCTTGCATTTAACTCTCCATGATGAGAAAACCACAATCTATAAGTTAAAGGAAAAGCCTGATCAATTCAGGCCAATCCATGACACAGGGCAAACCTCATCGAGATTTACATTCTTCGCATACCGCGAAGCATCAGGCTAACAGCCGCTGGATCCAACCCCATTTTTCGACCTAATTCTCTGCCAGAAATTCCTACATCTTTGAGTCTTTGTCTAAACCATAGGGTATCAATCATCTTTTTAAACGCAGAAGCTACACGCATTTCTCATAACTGGGGGTCATTCATCATATCTTAGGATACATGTACTGTCAAAATGATGTGATTAGCTATGAGTGTGATGTTGCTTGACAGAAAGTTACGTTTTTCGTAACATCTGATCTAAACTTAGAGCAGAAAAAGCATCATGCCCGCAAAACGATATCATCGACCCAGCCACAATCAGGCTCAACGAATCATCAGGAAGTTTGGGGGAGCTAAACACTTGGCGGCTCTGATTGGCAAGAAGCCAGCGACTGTATATCGGTGGACCTATAAACGCCCAGCCGGTACTGGAGGTGTTATTCCCACAACCGCTCTAAAAAGAGTGATCAAAGCGGCTAAGAAGCATGGAGTCCTCATTACCATGGAAGACCTCTACCCAGAGCTTCCACAATACGGCGGTCTCACTCCGAAACGAGTGTACAAGTGGGAACAAGATGAAATTGCGGAGCTACTGGATTGAAGAAGATTCTGGGTATTGACCCCGGATTATCTGGCGCGTTGGCATGGCTGGATGAATCTGGAGAACTGGAGATCCACGGAATGCCTATCCACCAGATCACTGTGAACGGCAAGAAGAAAAGAAGGCTGGATTTATACCAGCTTGGCGTACTGATCGATAGCATGGCAAACGAGACAAAGATGGCAGTGATAGAGGATGTGAACGCCATGCCAAAACAAGGCGTGACTTCCTCATTCAGCTTTGGGTTCAGCGCAGGAGTGATCCAGGGGATTATTGCTGCAAACCTGATTCCCATGCAACTGGTCAGACCCGCGGTATGGAAGAGGACCATGGGGCTCACCAAGGACAAGGATTCATCAAGGCAGAAAGCCTCTGCCCTGTACCCAAGATTCTGTAGCCACTGGGCGCTAAAGAAAGATGTAGACAAGGCAGAAGCTGCGTTAATTGCAACCTACGGGAGGCGGTATGAATAGAGAAATGGTGCTGGACACCGCGAAAGAATACATCATGAATGACCGTGCTGCTACGCACGGTAATGCGGAAGACAGTTTCGCAGCCATCGCCGCGCTGTGGAGCGCGTATATCGGAGAAGACATCTCACCAATTGATGTCGCCGCCATGATGATCTTGCTGAAAACAGCCAGGATCAAAGCAAACCCCCAGCATGATGACAACTGGATCGACATCGCCGGGTACGCGGCTTGCGGATCGGATGTCGCAGCGAATTATGACTGATTATGCCTGAGCTTTATCCCTACCAGGAGGATGGAGCCTCCTTTCTAGCCAGTAAACCACATGCGTTACTGGCAGATGAAATGGGACTTGGCAAGACCGCACAATCCATCTCAGCCTGTGATCAGGTGAATGCTAAACGCATTCTGGTCCTGTGTCCTGCGGTAGCAAGGCTCAACTGGGAACGGGAATTCACCCGCTTCAGTGAGATAAATCGAGAAGCCACGGTGGTAATGACCACTCGGGAAAACATCACCGGCTCGCTGATCATCTGTTCTTATGATCTGGCATCCAGAAAACCCATTCTGAACCAGATTACCAGCGAAGAGATCGATGTTCTGATTCTCGATGAGTCGCATTTCCTGAAGAACCGGCAAGCGCAGCGAACAAAGATTGTCTACTCGAAGATTGTTCCTCTAGCAAAGAGAGTGTTTTGTCTGTCTGGTACTCCAGCCCCCAATGACCCATCGGAACTGTGGACAATGCTGAACGCATTCGGAGTCTATCGAAAGCGGTATTGGGACTTCGTAAGGGAGTACTGCACCGGGTTCCAGGACAACTTTGGCTTCAAGATCACCGGAGGAAAGAACATTCCCCACCTGAGACAGACCATTCAACCCATCATGTTAAGACGCAAAAAGGAGGAAGTCTTGAAAGATCTACCACCCATCCGCTACTCAGAGATTGTGGTCGAGAAATCAGAAGTCGATGAGGAGATCTACTTCCCAGAGACATTGGCCCCAAACCACGTTCTCGACTTCGAGCCTATGCTGACCGCGGTGAAGCTGATCCTTGATGAGACACAGAGCGAACAGACACTGCAAGCACTCCATGCGATCGGAGGAAACAAATACAACTCAGGAGGAGTTGCTAAGTTACGCCGTTACCTTGGTGTGTCCAAAGCCCCCGGTATCGCCGAACTAGTCGCCAATGATCTACAGAACGGCATGAGGAAAATCGTTGTGTTCGCTGTGCATCGGGATGTCATCAGCATACTTGCTGGCGCACTTCGTAAGAAGTTTGGTCGATTCGGTGTAGTCACATTGTTTGGTGGAACCCCACCTCGTCGCCGCCAGGAGAACATAGACCGTTTTCAGACAGACCCTAAATGCAGGGTGTTCATCGGGCAAGTCGTTGCAGCAGGAACAGCCATCACATTAACCGCCGCGCATGATGTGCTGTTCGCAGAAGCCTCATGGAACCCGGCGGACAACGCGCAAGCAGCGATGCGATGCCACAGAATCGGTCAGGACAAGCCTGTGTTTGTCCGGTTTGTGTCTGCCGCGGGGACCATCGATGAACGCATTCAGCGTGTTTTGAGAAGAAAGACCGAAACCATCACTCAATTGTTTGGCTAAGTAGTGTTGCGGTTTTCGCAATACTGGCGGATAAATCCAAACACTTTTATCACAACAGAGGAGAACCAATGATTGAAGTAAAGATGAATTTTTCATCATTCGAAGAAATGATGACAACGCTGGGTGGAGCGAGGATGGCACAGGTCGAAGTGACCAAATCCGTCCCTTCGCTCCCGCCTACGGATCTTAAACCAGAACCAGAAGTTAAACCAAAGAGAACGCGGAAACGTAAAGCCAAGACCGTGGAACAACCTTCAGGACTCACCCAGGATGAGGTTAGAGCGGCATTGGAACTGGTCTCCAAGAAGCTTGGGTTTCTGGATGCAAAGAAGCTCCTGACCGGCTTCAAGATAGCAAAGCTCTCGCTCTTGCCTACCGAGAAATACAAAGAGTTCGTTGACGCATGTCTGGATGCATTACCCGATGACTGAGCATTCAAGAATCGGGGGCAGCAGCTACTCACGCTGGAGCCAATGCCCCGGTTCTGTTCGATTGAGCAAGGGCATTGAATCCAAAGCTGGATTCCCAGCAGCAGAAGGAACCGTAGCGCATAAGCTTTCAGAGACTCCAATCGCGACAGGGAAACCCACGATCCGAGAACCAGGAGATCTGATCCAGCAGGAAGGCTTCGATATCGAGGTCACTCAGGAAATGCTCGATGGCATCCAGTTGTACGCCGATACCGTGCGAAACGACATGGAGCCAGGAGACGAGTTGTATGTGGAGCGCAAAGTGCATGTTCCAGAGATCCACCCGAATCTGTTTGGCACGCTGGATACCGCGGTCTGGAGAGAACGGAAGCACCACCTGAAAGTATACGACTTCAAGTATGGCAAAGGCGTAGGCGTTGAGGCAGAGAACAATCAGCAGGGCGTGTTCTACGCCTTGCTGTTCGCGATGTCCAACAATCTCCGCGTTAAGGATGTCGAGTTCATCATCGTGCAGCCGCGGTTCGAACACCCAGAAGGGCCAATACGCAGATGGCGATTCGATGCAGTTCAGTTGCTGGAATTCCAGGCTGAACTGGAGGATGCCGTTGAGCGGGTCATGGACCCTGAAGCCCCGTTGGTTCCAGGGAAGCATTGCCAGTGGTGTCCCGCTGGAGCCATCTGCCCAGAAGTCAAACGCCTCGCCACGAACATGGCAAAGAAAGAATTCGAATCAACAGCCCTTGATACCGCGGACCTAGCAGATTCAATGCGCTTTCTTCCAGTGATCGAACGCTGGACAAAACAGGTTAGAGAGTTCGCGTACCAACAAGCCATGGATGGCGTGTTTATTCCCGGTTTCAAACTCGTTGAAAAGAGAGGTATTCGTAAATGGGTAAAAGAGGAAACGGTAGCAACGC